TCGTCCCCGTCGATCTTAGCCGGTCGGATCATCGGGCTGATGGTCCGGGCTTTTTCCTTGGCATAGTCCAGGTCCATCAGGTCGATCTGGTCATTGGCGCTCAGACTGGCCTCGTCCGTGGCGATGATCCCGGTATGAGTTACGACACCGCAAACGATGTAATGGTCCGAATCAGCCGCAACCCCGGTGTTCCCGTGGGTTATCGTGGTGTCACCGCACAACTGCCGGAACATGTAACTGTCCAGGGTGTTCGCCCACCAGTCGGTGAGGTTTTCCCTGGCGTCCGTCCGCATGTCGTGGATGGTTCTCTGCTGAGACATCCGGTCAAACTGATGAGCCTGTCTCAACTGGTCAACGACGATGCTGTCCTGATAATAGGTCAGCGGGGCTTCGTTCCCCTTCATCCAGTTGTTTCCGGTCACGCCAGCGCCAGTCGTCTTTTCAAGTAAGTCATACTTGATGGTATCGCCCGCGGTCTTTTCCATGTCATCATGGCGAGTGATGATATCCTGTTTGGTCTTGCCCATGAACTTGTTAAACAGCGTTCCGCGAATCGCTTCACGGAAAGTCATTTTGCTGAAGAGTTTGACCGCCTGTGAATCATTTACCCCAAATTCTGTTAAAGCCATTTCGTTCTCCTATGTCATCCGCTCATCCTGGCAAGCGCACGTTCAAGCTGCTTAAAGGCGGCGTTGGGCATGGACTCAAAGTCTTTCACATCCATATCCGCAATGTCGTTAAGCGTCCTGCCGGATGCGCCCTTTTGGTTACGCGCACCACCCAGGTTTGAAGGCTTGCCAGCCATGAACTTTAAGTTTTTAATTTTCTGGTCCGCGCCATTGCCGCCATCGGCAACAGCGTCTTTAAGCGCCCTCTGGACTTTGCGCGGACGAAGCAACCCGTTAGGGCCGGTTGTACAAGCCTCGACAATTACGTCAATGTCAAGGCCGGGGAACTGATCCGCAAAATCGCCACCGTGTTCTTTCTCAAGTAAGGCCATCACTTCATCTAAGCTGGTAGTCTGTAAGGAAAGGCCGTACTGTCGCATGACTTCACCGGTCTTGTTATCAAGGTACTGATAGGCTTGCTGCACTCTCTGGTAAGCCCCGGCATACCGTTCGTCATTACCAATGACTTCGGCAAGGATGCGCTGGTTCTGATCAACTGCCTGCTGATGGAATGACTGGTTTTTCAACCCAGCTAGTTCCTTCTTCAGCTCTACCATTTCCGCGCTGTCAAACTTCGGCATATCCTTTGTGTCAATAAACGGGTTGCCGTCTTCATCGAATGACACCGGGATACCGCCTTTTGTCTTGACGCCATCAACCGCATCTTCCGCACCATCGGCAATCATTTCTTCACGGTTCGACTTTGCCGCCGCCATCATTTCCGTGATAGCGTCGATCTTTCCCTTCAACTCGTGCTTGGCCTGGCGGGTAGACAGAAGCTCCTTTAGGATGCCGTCCTTCTCTTTGGCAAGGGCTTCCACTTTCTGCGCCAGTGAATCAATTGACTCCTCCGGTTTTTCTTCGGGTTTAGAAGACTTGCCTTTATCGTCTTCTTCGCCCGTCAGGTCGTCGGCTTCGTCAATCTTTTCTGTGTCGTTCAATACTTCGTCCATTACGTCCTTTTCGTCGCTCATTATTCTCTCCTCGTTTCTGTAGCGCCGGTTAACGCCCGGTGAGCGGTTGCGGCCTTATGCCGTTTTGTGGCGTCGGTTATCGCCCCGACGTGGCGAAAATAAAAAAGCCCCAGGGTCGCTCGGACCGAGGGGCTTGATGTATTCAATACCCGTATTGCTATTTGTTAGGCTTTAGTTTATCGTTTTATCCTCCGGTGGCAATATGCTTATCTGCTTCTCAGCGTGGACTGGCCTACCACAATTAAATGTTATGATAACCTTACCATAGAACTTTGAGGCGCACAAGTCTTTTATTAGTTGGATAGCCCAGGCCATTTATTTAAACCTCTTCCGCTTTGACACGCCAAACAGACACCTACCGTCTTCCCACCCGCTCATGTCGGTGTCCCATTTAATCTTATCAAACCGGTGCTTATACTCCTCGGTCAGGGTTCTCTGGTCCCGGCCATAGGTTAGACTCCACCCGTAATCTTTACGGTTAAGTCGTCTTGGCATTTACACCACCCCCAGATCAGGATACCGTTTTTGCACGGCTTCCCGGACAGCTTTCTTTTCTCCTGCCGTCCCATACTTAGCAACCCTGGCCAAAGCCGCTTTGGCCTGTGCTACATCACTTATCAGGTACATGCGCTTATCCGGTAAAGCGAAGTCCCTCCGGCCTGGCCTGTTCCCTGCGAGCTTGCTTAATATGCCCATTTATCCTGCTCCTCGCATTCGTATCGGTGACATCCTCTGTGCGCCCATTGGAGCTACTGCAAGCCGGTTGATCAGGTCTAACACTAACTGCCGTTCCTGAAGCCCCAGGCGCATCATGTCAGCCGTGAAGTCGTAACGGTCGTCCTGCTCTTCCTGGTTTAGTTCCTGCTGCCTTAAATTCTGATCCCCGGACATCTTTGCCGCTTCAAGCTGTAGCTTTGCCACATCTGCCTGTTGCTTACCCTGCACCCCCGCCGCCTTTGTAGCCTCGGACTGCTGATATGTCTGTAGGTACTGCTGTCGCAAGTCGGTAGCCGCCTGAGCGGTCTGGGCCTGGGACTCTTGAGACTGCTCGATAAACTTGAGCCATGACGCCTTATCGCTTTCAGGCAAGTCAAGCCTGCCGATAACGACTTTAGGATCAGTCGGGAATCCTTTCGACATCATTTCCATGAATACCGCAAGCTGGGCCATTGTTTTTGTCATGTTGGCCGGGCTTTCTTCAACGTCTATGTTGTACTTTAAATCCCGCAAGTTACGGATAGGGGCAATGATATTATGTTCCATGTCAACCACCAATTCGCCACGGAACTTGTACCGCTCGGAATTCCCAAGAATCCGATGAATCTGTGAGTCAGGCATGTATTCCATGATGATAGCGTATATCCGCTTGGCAAGCTGTTCTTGCATCCGGTTATGGTTCTTGAATAGCTTTGCCATCATGGTCAGCCCCTGCTGTTGTCTGAGCCGGATCACCACGCCTGGTTCGCCCTGGTTGTGAGCTACCCCCAGAAGGTCGTTGTCCACGCCAGTGACTTTCTTCATGAGGTCTTTGGCCAGTTCGTGCATCTGGTAAGAACCCGTCGGCAACTGGGGGATCGGCTTAGGCATGATCTTCTGGCCACTTATCGCCCCGTTAGCCACAATGGTATCACTTCCGGGGTTCCGGATCGTGTCCCGCCAATGCTTATCGTCCAGAATAGCGCCTTCCTCGACAAAGCTGCCGCCCTGGTGTTGCATCAGGTACAGGTTAAGCGTCTGGCTCCACCGCTTATTTGCTTCGCGCTGCGGGTCGATCATGTCACGGACCACGCCGAAATGAGAGATAGAATCTCTGGACTTGTCTTTATAGCAGAACTCACCAACGATGCTGAACCCGTCAAAGGGAATGGGTGAATCGCCATCAAACAGAACCTTATGCCCGGTGAACTGGAACCACCTGACCCGCTTGTCCTTTACCGTCTCGAAAATAAAACCGGGTATGGCTTCTTTCAGCTTATTGAGGTCTTTACCGGAAAACTCTTCGATCTGCTGGGTCTTGGGGTTCACGCCGTAATACCGGTCGTATACGTCCCAGTATTCCATATGCACAACCCGGATATGCCCCGCGGACTTATCGTAATACCCGGTGTCCATGACCGTGGAATACTCCTCGTCCTCCGGGGTATCCACGGGCAGGCCGTCAAAATCTTCCATCCCCGCAGCTGACAGGTCCATCAGGTCGCCCGCGCTTTCCCCGCAAAGGATATCGTCGATGTCTTCCATGGCGTCAGGGTATTGGATAGCGAAATCCTCCATCGTCACCCACTTATGCCAAAAGATATACCGGGCATCGCTTAGATCGTCTTTCTTGCATGCCGGGTCAATCCTGATCTCTGACGGAAGCACGGACGTTACAGGTATTTTGACCTCGCCAGGGCGCTTTGGATCAGGCGCAACGTCAATAGCGCAAAAACCACGGCCAGTAATGATAAAATTTTCAAAGCTGTCATCAACCTGCATTTCGATGTCTTCAATTTCCGCAACTTTGGCATAGCAGTCGTTGATGATGTCGCTCAGAAAGCCGTCAGCCGGTTCGGTTGCCTGGGCCTTAACCTCGATCTTGTTCTGCTCGTTCACCCCCTTGATAAGCTCGACCGTGGGCTTGACCAGGTTGCAAACAAGGTCCGGCCGGCCCATCCGTTTGAGGGTTTCCTTTTCCTCGGTCGTGTAATGATCCCCACTGTAAAACTTGTACGCCTTGCGGCTCTGGGCCTGAAACATAGCATCGGCACGGATAGCGCCAGCAAAGTCCCTCTTGGCATGTTCTAGCTTCTTAGCTTTGGGCATCTTTCCGAAGGGCTGATACTTACCGTCGTCTATCTCTTTCGATCTGGTTGTTTCAGTCTGGGTTATCATGTTTATCCTTCAGCCGGGTGAAACTGAGGTTTTTGTGGTCCGGGAAAAAATTCAGGGTATGTTGCCACTACTTTAGCGGCAAACTCGTCACTGATCCGGTCGCCCTTCAAAGCCATGCGGACAGTTGCAGCAGAATACGCCAGGGCAGCGGACAGGTCATGGGGCTTGAGCTTTTTGGCTTCCATAATATCATTCAGATTTGCCCTGGTAACAGGGGCTGGCGGTGCTATTTCTTGTTCCACGTCCGGGGGGGGGACCACAGCACCGTTCATAATCGGCTCTGCCACCATCACAGGGACTTCCGGGGAGACCGCATCCGGCACGATAGCCGACACATGGTTCAGGTTCACGATCACCCCGTTGTTCATGTTCCGGAACGACTGAAGGACTATGTTGGCCGACTTCTCGACCGCCTTCCGAAACCGGCCATATTCGTCCGTTGAAATGGTCACCGACATTTCTACATCGTTGAAAAACATTTTAGCGCCCATCTTTTACCCCTCCTCGGTTAAATTCGCTGTTTTTGTAACAGCCTTAATTTACAATACCAAAATGCCATCATCTCACGGGGGAAACACCGCGGATATTTTCAATAACCGCGACCGCCTGTTTTGTCCTCTTTGCCAGCTTTGCCATGGCGTCATGCTGCCATCCAGCTCGGCCTACGGCCTGTCTGCAAGTTTAACTGCGGCAGTTTGCCCTGGCGGTTCACCTGATAACCAGCAACGAAGGTTCGAAATGCATCGGCGGAATGGCTTGACCAATCGTGTTTCGGGTGAGTGCCTAAAACCTTGGTTTTTTCATTATAATCAGCACGATAGTTCCCAAGAGCTAAAAGCCCCTGCTTACATCGTTCCTCGTCAAACCATGACTGCCCGATAATGTTGCGACAAGCCGGGATATGCTCTTTAACCACAATATCCATATTCCGGACCCGATCAACCTTTATCACCGGCCTGATACCCAGCTCTTCCGCAATCTGCTGAACTGTCTTGGCGATAACATCACCGGTTATAACGCGCTTGCCTGAGTCGTGAGGCATATAGTGGTTGCCGTAAGTATACGGTTTTTCTTTTAAAATCTTAGCATAATGCCCCATTGCAAACCCGGTTCCCTCGACATAATCAATCCAGTGGTAAGCCCCGCGCCCGCCTGGCTGCATGAACCAAATTGCCATGGAATCGTCAATGCCTAAATCCCAGAAGGTGTCTACCTCAACGCCTGGCTGGTGGGGAACCTTTGTGATCCGCTTTTCGGCCTTTGCCTTTGCCAGTTCGGCGGCATAATAAGCGCCCAAGACCGCCCCCTCAAAGCTGCAAAGGTATTCCTGGCTGAACAATGCCCCGCCTAATTCCGGGCCGAAGATATTTGTATATTCAATCTCAATATTTATCAGCTGTTCCCGTGTGAATACGGATGTTTCGTATGCCGTCAGCCGTTGGGCATACCACCCAGGCGTTGAGGTAGCCGCTTCAAACATGGTCTTTCCGTGGTTTGCCCCTCTGGAGGTGTAGACAAATATCGCCCAGCCGTTGTTTTCTTCAAGAATCGGAGCAAGATAGGCCCAGGCCATAGGATCAGCGAGTGCCCATTCAGAAAACACAATACCGGCAGGGGGGGAACCTACGGTCGCGTTATAGTTGTCGGACCCTACCAGCTGCCACGTTGACCCGTTCTTAAACCTTAGAAACATATCGTTGATGCGGGTGCTCTCCCGTATCTCTTCGGGGAACGCCTCGTCAATTCTGCGCTTCCCTGTCCTGGGGTTGATTGCGTCCCAGATGCTCTTCCGGGCCTGACCGTACTGCGGGAG